AAATCAGCAGTTTGCTAAACTGCGGGGTGCCGTAAGGTGCCCCGAGGGTTCGAATCCCTCACCTTCCACCATGTTTTTTAAAAGAGGAAATATATGAAACCAGGTCCAAATTATAGAATGAGTTCGCTGACAAAATTAATGTTGTCTGGGATCAGAGATCCAGAACTACGCAACGGTTGGAAACGCATGATGATCGATGCTGAACTATGTGCCGCTATTCAACCCAAGCGTGAAAAGAGGCCTGCTGGTCCGGGTGGATATGCAAAAAATCCAACTGGTACAGCATCAACTAGGAATTAAATTCGGGGGATTGGTATACTTGGCTAACACACCTGGTTTGCAACCAGGAGCAAACGGTTCGAATCCGTTATCCTCCACCAAGATAAGTAATAGTAGGCCCTGTTAGTTAAGTGGCATAACACCTGTTTTGTAATCAGGTATTGGCAGTTCGATTCTGTCACGGGGCACCACATATAGGCACTAGATGAAATTTGCGTATTTTAATCCCACAGTAATGGCAATAGCTGATGTTCCTGCAGATGTGTTTACACAACTACAAGAGATGGTTGAGCAAGCACACATCCGTCGAGAGCACAACGATGCTGGCAACAGTGCGATCAGTGTTAGGGGTGGACAGCAGATACAGCTAGTGCCCAACGAGTTTGCATTAGATACTTCTGTGTTAAAACACTATGTTGAATCGCAGGTGCAAGGATACATTGATACAATCATGCGTCAAAGCGGCAGAACAGATTTAGATCTATACGAACCTGTATTGATTTCGGCCTGGACTATAAAACAGACAAGCGGTGATTATCAAGCATTGCACATCCATGAAGCACATGTTAGTGGGAATATCTACATTGATGTTCCCTATTTGGATGACGATGCAGCCTCATCAGATGCCAACATTGAATTTCGGTTACCAGTAATACGTAACCCAGCAAATTTTATTTTTGTAGATCAATGGCGTTTTAACCCGCAGATTATGAAAATGATCATTTTCCCTAGTTACATTCCTCACACTGTTTATCCGTGGAAAGGAAAGGGTCATAGAACTATTTTGGCTTGGGACGCAAAATTAGTTTCGAAAAAAGGTTGACATCTGTCAACAAATATATTATAATAGTTTTGTTGGGACAGAAATGTTTCAACCGGTGAAGTGAAGGGTAGATGAGAATAGACACACAGGCGTAAGGCTTCATGCCCTACTCCAAACTTACAACCATCTGAACAATGGAACGTGTTTATGTGATCCGATCCCTAATAGAATGTCATTTGTTAATCGGAAATATATAGACCTCTGTGTATTGTATATTGCACATTGTCAAAGGGATGCTGTTTATGCTACCTGTTTGTCAATTGTCCGGTCTATTACTTGACCTTTCATGGACCCGTCATTGTTGTTTGAATAAAGGAAGAAAAAATGAATATCACACTGAGAAAAGCAAATGCTGTACAAAACAGCATCAACGATACTATCAAAGGTATCAAGGTAGATTTCACGGTTGAACTCAACGAGTTTCAGGACGTAGAAGCTGCCATCACCAAGGCCAACGCTGAGTTGGTTGCCAACGATGGCCGCAGACAAAAGCTAACCATGGCTCTGTACAACATCCGTGCATTGGTTGGCACAGCCAACGCAGCCAGTGGCATCAACACAGCCCTAGCCAAAGCAGCGTTCATTGACAAACGCATCGGTCAGCTAGAAGAATTAGCCAAGGCCACAGAGATCACTTCGTTGGAAGTGATCAAGGGCAAGTTGGAAAAGATCAAGAACGACAAGGGCGAAACTAGCCGTCGTAGCATCTACGGCTACGGTGATACAGTAAGCACCAGTGTGCTTGGTCGAGAACAAATTGCACAGGCCAAAGCAGAAGTGCTTAACCTGAAAAAGCAAAAACAACAGCTCAACGACGAAGTGCTTGAGTTGAACATCAAGACAGAGATTCCTCTGAGTGATGATGTGGTGGCTTCACTGCAAGCAGAAGGCTTGCTGTAACAGACCCCGGGCGCCCTTGCCCGTTATACAAAGGGGGTGGGGCAGTCACCATAGAGAGTGCTTGGTTTGTAGTGCATTGACCATCTGTGCTCTGTGAAGGAGTGGCGGAGACGCATTAGGTGAGGTTTAACACCTTCCCATAAGAATAAATGTTATGGACAGAGTAACCGCTCAGTCTAGGGCTCCTGTGGTGGGAGTAGCTAGACACTTTATAAATGCTTTCTGTAGTAGCTACAATGGAACACCGAGATACTTGTCAATGTCGACCATGTACAAGGACCGGCCATGAAGAGTAGGGCTACCGTGGATTCAAGCGCCGCAGAGAGCACCTATAAGGTTAGTTTAATAAAACACATTTTGCCTAAACATAGTTTAGGTTGGAAGGACTGCACACCAGTGTCGACAAAAGTGCGAAGTGTGTTTTATTAAATTTATCGCGGGATGGAGAAGGTGGTATCTCGGAAGTCTCATAAGCTTCAGATCGTCGGTTCGACTCCGACTCCCGCAACCAGTTTTTACAAAGGCAAAAAATGAAACTAACTGACAGCCGTGGTCCCAACATAGATACACAAAAATGTGTAGAACAAGCAGGGGGTAACAGATTCGATCTCGTGCTAATCGCTACAGTAAGAGCCAGAGAATTATCTCGTAGACACAAGGCAGCAGGACATACCACTCAAGTAAATGCTCCAGTGAGTGCCTTGTTAGAAATCCAAGAAGGCAAGATAGGCCGAGAATATCTTAAAAGAGTAGAATAAATTCGGAGTGTGGCGCAGTCTGGTAGCGCACCTGGTTTGGGACCAGGGGGTCCAAGGTTCGAATCCTTGTACTCCGACCATAGTCAACCGATAAGTAAAAGCAGTGCGGGATTAGTTTAATGGTAAAACAGCAGATTTCCAATCTTCGGTCAAGAGTTCGATTCTCTTATCCCGCTCCAGAATAGATAGTAAAATATTATGATAAAAACTATATGGACAAAAAATGAAATTGCAATTGCCGATGAATTGCAATTATTAGTACCAAAACTTTTAGAAGAATTTTTATTATATCATCAAGATTTTAATACAACCTTTAGTAAACATACATCCTATGCTGATGTAAATCTAAAGTTAGATCCAAGGGAAAAAGATATTTGGAAAGTAGAAGGCATGCGTTATGTATCTCCTGATCAAAATATTGAACTTAATCCTTACAAAGATCCTAACACACAGAAAAATTTTCCTACAGCAGTAATGCTTACTGAAAAATATGTTGAGTTCTGCGGATGCAGTGGTTACAGTATTTTAGAACCAGGCGGAGTTATTAACAGGCACACTGATATTGAAAATCGGGATCGTAGTACTGTAAGAATTCATATTCCACTTATAATCCCTAAAGGTGATGTATTCATTGAAATTGGTGGCACTGAATTATATTGGACAGATATTTTTGCATTTGATAACGAAGAACCCCATAGTGCTTACAATAATACAGATAACAGACGATTAATATATCTTATAGATATAAAACGATCTTTTTTAGGAATTCCAGAAGGTGAACCGTTTGTATTAAAAAGATTTGAACCATATGTTAGGGCTGTTAGTTCAACGGATAGAATGCTCCTATAGTTAAATGGCATAACGCATCCTTGGTAAGGATGTATTTCAAGTTCGATTCTTGGTTGGAGCACCACTTGACAATATTCGAAAAAGACTGTATAATTAAGTAATACGCAAGGAGCTCTTATGGATATTCAAGTTATGGCAAGGAAAAGCGCCAGCAAAATGTTGGTCGAAACCTGTCTACAAGTTTTTCGAAATGAATTGAAACTACAGAACAGTCGGTACTCACTGATAGTTGTTCCCAAAAGAGGAATGAGTGTCGAAGAAGGAGTGCGAGGCAGTGTGTTCAAACTAGGACCTACTGTTATAGGCATGAGCATAGATACAGCTCTTGACATAGAAAGATTGATCATTGCTCTGGCACACGAAATGGTGCATGTCAAGCAGTATGCTCGAGGACAGATCACACACGGAAAGAATCTCAACAGCAGATTTTGGATGGGTAAAAAATTCAAGGGACACTATTATGATCTGCCCTGGGAAGTAGAAGCCTTTAGTAAAGAACGAGTGTTAGCCAACAAGGTTTTTCAAATCATAGACAAGGCAGACACTCAACTAAAATCAAAGAAAAATGGCAAAAAGTGATCTAATCGAATTAACTGGTGCAGTTGAAGAAGTACTACCTGGCAACATGTTCAGGGTCAAGGTAGATAATCTGTCCAACATACTCGTATGCTACACCAGCGGTAAATTGAAACAGCACAAGATAAAAATTATCTTGGGCGATCGTGTTAAAATTGAAGTTAGCCCATACGATCTTACCAAAGGGCGTGTGACCTACAGATTATAAGGAAACTATCATGCCATGGATTCAAAACGTAGGGTTGGGCGATATCAAAAAAGGACTTCATATCGATGCTGGAGTTAACTCTATGTTAATTCAGATTGTTGATCCAGATACAGAGTTTCCTACTCCTCAGTATTCTTTTAAAGAAGTTCATCAATTTAAATTTCTAGACATTGAAGAAAAGGATGAATGCTTGGACGAAGCCATGCGGTGTAGTCAGCAGCAGGCCAACGAGCTGGTTCGACTACTACAACACGCATTAGAGCAGAGAATGAATGTTATAGTTCATTGTCATGCTGGTGTTTGTCGCAGCGGGGCTGTTTGCGAACTTGGTGTAATGCTGGGCTTCGGCGATACTGAAGTATTTCGCAGTCCTAACCTACTGGTCAAACATCGCATGATGAAGGCCCTGGGTTGGACCTACGACCCCGATGAGCCTCACAGCATCAATGGTGTAACAACTGAGTTTGGCATCATTCTACCCAAGGAAATAGAGTGGGCCAATGACAACGAAAAAGTTTTTGTCTTGGCTGCAGAACGCAGAGCACGTAGAGAAAGAGAAGGTGACATATGATTAGATTAAATATATTTGAGTTAAACAAAATTAAAAAAATCTGTGAGGAAGTTAGTACAGAATACTTTACTCTAGAACAAGATAACAGTTCTGGTATTGGCAGTATTCTTACATTAACCTACGAAACAGAAATAGCAGATTACCCTGCTACAGTATCAATTGAAGTGTCAGGTGTAGAGAATTGGTAATTGTGGCATTTTTACAACACCCCGTTGATTTTGGTTGACGGGGTTTCTTTTTGACACTATAATAATGGTATGAAAAAAGAAAATTATAAAGTAATCAGTAAGAATTTGTTTCCGTTGTTCTCTTGTAGCACATTACACGAAGCAATGGCATTTGCCAAAACCGTTGAGATGTTTGTGACAATCAAAGGTCCAGACTTTGAAGCCTGCGGTATATTTGGAGTAGACACAGTCAAGGATGGGCTATGCCCAGATGGTGTAGTATACGATTGGAACAAAGCATCTCGCATCGGGCGAGTTAAAAAAGAAAGGAGTTAGATATGCCCAGTGTATTTTTAGTAAGCGATACGCACTTTGGACATACAGGTGTATGCCGCTTCACACGTAACGATGGAGTTACAAAACTTCGCCCATGGGATTCTGCAGAGGAAATGGACGAAGCTATGGTCAAAGCCTGGAACGAACGGGTAAAGCCCACTGACAAAGTCTATCATTTAGGCGATGTTGTTATCAACCGCAAAGCCTTGGGAATCATGCGTAGGTTGAACGGTGACAAGGTATTGATCCGTGGTAACCATGACATCTTTAGAGATACAGATTATCGTGAACACTTTAGGGAATTGCGGGCGTATCATGTGATGAACGGTATGATCTTGAGTCACATTCCTTTACACCCGGAATCGTTGGGTCGTTTTGGTACCAACATACATGGGCACTTGCATGCTAATCGTGTGATGTTACCCGGGTTTGGTGGTAAGATCACTGACATAGTAGATACCCGTTATCACTGTGTTTGCGTGGAACAAACTCCTGATTTTGCTCCTATTTTGTTTGAAGACGTTATAGCACGTATCGAAGCAGAAGGCGGCAGCATAGGGTTCAAGTCCGGGAACGGGCCTATAGCAGATTAGGACATAGTCCTATTTTAGCGCCAGCCCTACGGCGCTTATAAAAAGGGCAAAATAGCACCTTCGGGTGCTATTTTTTTGACTCTGGGTTCTTATATCTGCGGCATAAATACTTGTGATAGGAAAAATTCCAGGAGTAGAAAAATATGCCATTACAGATTCGCAGGGGCACAGACGCTGAAAGAACAGCAATGACACAGCCCTTGGCCGCGGGCGAGCTAATATTTGTTACAAATACCAATAGATTATACATAGGTAATGGCACTACCAATGGTGGTGTTCCAGTTACAGACTACACCGATGAGCAGGCAAAAGATGCAGTGGCACCCATGCTGGTTAATGGCACACATAGTGCAATATCGTTTGTCTATGACGATGCCTTAGATAAAGTCAATGCCACAGTGAATTTATCAGATTACCAAGGAGTAATCAAAGCAGCATCATTCAACGGCTCCGTGGTTGCCAACGACAGCAGTCTTTTGATAGACGGAAATACAGGAAAATTCAATTTATCGGGTAGTGTTGGCAGCAATATTATACCAGATACAGATGTGGCTTACGATCTAGGCAGTGCTACATACCGATTTAGAGATTTGTATCTCAGTGGATCTAGTATTAAACTAGGCGCTGCAACTATCACAGCCACCGGTACAGCAGTTAATCTACCGGCAGGATCTACCATTGGTGGATCAGCGATCGGAATACCCGGCGGTGATTTAAATGTTAATATCGTAGCCGACGACAGCACGGTTATTGTAAATACCACCACAGAAGTTGTAACTGCACAGGGTGGGTTTGTAGGTAATGTCACAGGCAATCTTACAGGTAATGTCACAGGCAATCTTACAGGTAACGTCACAGGCACCGTCACAGGAAATGCTGGGTCAGTTACCAACGGTGTGTATACCACAGATACCGGCACTGTTACCAACACCATGTTGGCAGGCAGTATTGTAGACACAAAATTGTCTACAATTAATACAGCTGGTAAAGTTTCCAACTCTGCAACCACAGCCACCGACGCTAACACTGGAGGTACCATTGTCTCACGTGATGGCACTGGCAACTTCCTAGCAAATCTTATAACCTCTAATCTTTTAGGCAACGTTACAGGTAACGTTACAGGTAACGTTTCAGGTAATGTTACAGGCAATGTTACAGGAAATATCTTTACAACATTGATTGACAGTGCCGATAGTTCAGCAATTACAATTACTCCGGCAGCAATATTCAGTTCCGATGCAACTGTCGAAAATAATCTAACCGTAAATAATATCGCTGCAATGGCTAAGGTCTCAGCAGATTACATAACAGTATCACCCGGCGCATCCAACGGTTTCGTATTGGATGTAAATAACTCTGGGCTTGAAGTAAAAACTGGGTTTGGATCATATGTTAACATTGAAGGGCAAAGTTTTGCCAGCGACGCATATGCTTTATTAAGAATCAGAGGTTCTAGATATTCTGGTACTAACAGGATTGCTGTGCAAAATTTAGACGATCTAGGCATCATAACTTTTGAAGGCTACAACGGAACTGAGTTTAAAAAATCAGCAACTCTTCTAAGCGAAGTAGTAAGCACAATTTCAGCAGGAAACTTTGATTCTAACCTTGTGGTTAGTGTGTTAAATGCCGACGGAAACTACAGACAATTTAAATTTCTATCAAGTGGTATATTTGATGCCGGCACTGCCATACAACTTTTACCAATACCAGATGCTGCACTGGCCACGGTGCCAGCGGCGGAAGGACAGTTTGGCTATGGTTCAGATAGAAAAAGTTTAGCATTCTACAACGGCTCAGCTTTCACTACAATACCTAGTTTTGTTGCAGTGCCGGCTAGCAAGACTGCATCAGGTAAACAAGGCCAAGTTTCAGCAGATGCAAATTACTTTTACATATGCTACAGCACCAACAATTGGATAAGAGTAGCCAAAGACGCTACCTGGTAATTTTAAAAATAATTTACCTAAGCTGCCCTAGTAATAAATATCGTATTACTAGGGCAGTCTTATGACAGAAGAAGAAATCTTTAAAATGAAGAAAATCTGGCGAGGGAACGAAATTCCCGTAGCTGATTATCTAATGAGTTTCCAAGAAGCATTAAGGAACGAATTCATGGCGGGGTGTTCTTCAGTTGAAGAAGCATGTGTTAAATATTCAACTGATGCGCTAGACCTAAGACCTTTCGGAGTTCCTTTAGAAGAAACTATTAAAGGTATAGAATCAAAAGATAAAGTTAGTGGTGAATTTAAAAGAAACATCGGTGGTTGGAAGAATGTGCAATTTAAATATGGTCGCCACGATGACATGATTGATGTTGAATTTGATAGATCACCAAACGATCGTATAGCCAAACGATACCCTACAGCATACAAACTTGTACAAGAATATGGGAATTTTTGTCCCATAGCCAGTTACAGCATTCTAGCACCGCAAACAATTTTACACAGACACACTGGTCCTGAAAACCGAACAGGCAAGTATATAAGAATACACGTACCGTTGATTGTACCTGAAGGTGATTTATTTTTAGAAGCCAGTGGTGAAGAAGTAACATGGACTGATATTTGGGGATTTAATAATCAACATTCACATAGTGCATATAACACCTCAGATGAATGGCGTGTCATATTCATGATCGACCTAGACATGGAACATATAGGGATGACTCCTTGCGCACCATTTAATCCAGAAATAGATTTAAGTTCTAGACAACCACGGTATGACAGAAAATACTACGATACACTGCGAAATCAATACGGTGCGATTCAATGAAATACATACCCAATGAACGTGCCTTAGAACATCGTGAGAAAGAAAAGTCTGATTCAAAATTACGCGATCATCTTAGTTCTCAGCGAAAATTTCAAATAGAAAAAATGTTCAACAATAATCCAAAAGTTCTTGAGCTGGAACAGAAATATGGAAAATATTTATTAGTGCCGTTGGCATTGCCGTTATTCGAAGTTCCAGATTCTGATCATTTCATGCATTGGTGGAAAAAATATGCTATTAGACCTACTAAACAACATGGTGATTATGTAGCACCCGGAACAGGATACTCTCCTTTTGAATCTATTGACCTTGTACAAAAAATAGGAGATGATTGGAATTTAAATTTACAAACTGAAAATTTTAAACAAGAATTTCCATACCTATGGCAACAATTCTATGATCAGTTACCATGTGATGATTTGTTGGTTATTAATTTATGGTCAAGTGTACAACCATTCACTGAGCACAGAGATAGTGCTGAGATGGTTGATGCCCCTAACTCATTTAGGATAAAGTTATATGATGAGAATCCCGATGAAACTTTATTTGTATTTGATAATCCGGTAACTCCATATCAATGCGAAGAACCAAAATTCTTCCCAAGAATACCGACTACTAATTCATATATGTGGAATAATTTGAGAGTAAAACATGGAAGTGTATATGTCCCAGGATATAAAAAAGTGTTGGCAGTCATAGTGGGATTAGTTAATCCAACGAGGTACGAATCATTAATGGAACAGAGTATAGAAACCTACAGTGAGTATTGTATACAAAGCAATTACAACATAGAAAACTATGTGGATGTATGAGCAATTTTAATACAAATCCAAGTCCTAATCTTTTAGCATTTAGAGAACAGGAAAAAGCAGATCCCTCTAGCCTGATTAAGTTTTTAACTGATACACGCAAAGAACAATTAAACACATTTTGTGGTCATAATATAAATGAGGTAATGGAACTAGAAAAAAAATATGGTAAGTATCTCATAGTTCCACTAGCATTACCTGAATTTGAAATGCCTGATAAAGATCATTTTTTCGATTGGTGGAGTAAGTATGCTATAAAACCAAATAAAATAATCAGTGAACACCTGTCTCCTGAAACAGGATATGCATCAGCAGAGTCGGTGGATCTTATAGAAAAATTTCAGCATTATTGGACACCCAATATGCAAACAGAAAATTTCATAAAAGAATTTCCGCACCTTTGGCAACAGTTCAACGATCTATTACCTATAGAAAATATTCTAACACTTCATCTGTGGTCAAGTTACAAACCGTTTACTGAACATAGAGATCCCGGGGAGCTGATTGACACGCCTATGAGTTTTAGAATAAAACTCTACGATGAAAATCCAGAGGAGACTTTGTATTTCTTTGATAATCCCACACAACCGTATTCTCAAGGACCCGTTACACAAGTTCCTAAAGCACCGAATACCAATTCATGGGTATGGAATAATCTAAGAGTGAAGCATGGAAGCGTATATACTCCAGGATATAAAAAGATTCTTGTAATTGCAACGGGTATTTTAAATATAGAAAAATATGAAGAAGTCATAGACAACAGTATAACTACGTATAAAGATTATTGCGTGGTCAGTGAAAATTCCTTGGGAAATTATATCAATGTTTAACTGGTTTAAAAAAAGAGAAAATACGTATCACCGATACTTAGATATACCAGTAGCACCAGGTATTGATTTATTTTCTAGAACTGACTATGATCCTATGTATTATCGTCATATTAAAGTAGAAGACACAGAAATTAATCCTGATCTCGTCAAGTGGTTTGCTCAATTCAATATTGGTTTTTATTGGTTTGAAGCATTTTACACTCCCCCATATGGCGGAAAAATTCCTATCCATACCGATACTGCAACAGTATGTGATGTGGTTAAAGTCAATTGGACCTACGGTGCACCTGGCAGTAAACTCATCTGGTGGGAACCTAAAAATCAAAACAAAATTGAAACATATCAAACAGAGTTTGGAGCACAGTATTTGACTGCGGAAGAAAAGTATTGCAGGCATCTATACGAAGTTGAAATTAATAAACCTAGTCTAGTTAATATTGGACAATTTCACAGTACTTGGAATCCAACGACAGAAGGAAGATGGACCCTGAGTTTGCCTCTAATAGATAACACAACGAACGAGCGACTTGTATGGAGTAACGCCATTGATCGATTCCAAGGACACTATATCAATGAAAAACAATTTTGTTAATCTACTCGATAAGAGCTATTGTGTTGTTAAGAATTTTTTAAACTCTGGCGACTTATCACAACTTTCTCAAGACTTTGATCTAATCAAAACTACAGAATTTTTAAATCCAAATTTTAATATCTTACCTGTAGGGAAAAAAGTTAAGATAGATAATATTTTATCAAAGATTGAAGCGTTGTCAAAAGATATACAAGACTCAGTTAATATTACAACTGATTTTACATCTACACCTATCTACTTTTCAATAGAACACGGAGTTAATTTTGAATATCATCAGGATCACGAGAGTTGGTTCTTATACGGCGATCACACAAACTATCTTAATATCTGGATTCCTGTAATAAAACCTAGTGTAGATTTAACCAATGTCGTAGTAATAGATCTTATTCAATTAATAAATGATCATCCCGAGCTAGCATTCTTAAAAAATTACGGAGCAACACGATTCGAAGCTGGCAGTACTAGTCGAATATTTGATGACAACACGGGCAAGGAGATTGAGTTAGATTTTAATCTAAACGATTATTCCGAATGTCCGCAGTTAGAGCAGGGTGATGCTCTGGTCATGCGAGGATACTGTATACATAAAACTCAGGATACTAGCACTAACCGAGTAGCAATATCTGCTCGTCGTCTTCTTACTACGCACAATATACATAAAAGTCATTTTAATTTAGACAGTCCTGCTAAAAAGCAGATAGTGGAGAATAATCCTGTGATGTATAAAAAGATTATGGATAACTTTATCGACAGTGATACTTGTACCATAGGCCAGTTGCTCGGCGGATTAAAATCATGAAAGCACTAATCGGTATAGGTTGTAGTTGGACGCAAGGTGAAGGCGGATATCCAGATGAACGTTGGAAAGCTCATAATGGTCGTATGTGGCTCAAGCTAGAAGAGTCTCGTCACTTAATTCCGGTTGAACAAGAAAACAGTTGGGTTAATCGTCTTGCTAAAAAGATAAATTATGTCCCCGTTAATCTAGGTCAACGTGCCATTGGCAATCGAGGTGCAGTCCGATCGCTGTACCTACAAGATTATTCGGAGTATAGCAGCGGAACTGTGGTACTAATGCTCACTGGGTTTGATAGATTTGATTTCTTCAATAAGAATTGGAAAACTGATCATTATAAATTTTTAACCATGTGGCCGCAGCGAGATGACAAGGACGAGCATCGGCTGTATGCCGACGCTATACATAACGAGCCGGGAGTTGCGGCAGAAACAGCCTGTTGCATACTAGAAGCGCAGAACTATGCAAAAGCAAATAACTTTGATTTTATTTTCGCTAACGCATTTGAAATGAGAGGTAAGGAGTATTTTGATAGCATGTGTCCTACTATATCAAAACAGATAAACTGGAATAGATATATACACTCACACACTGACTATGTTTGCTTTGCTCAACTGCTAGTTCGTCGTGACGGACTATGTGAAGAAACATTTGAAGCTGTTGCTAACTACTATCCAAAGATGGACTATCCCGCCAAGTATATGACAAATGATATACATCCTACACAAGATGGATATGAATTAATAGCAGATGAGATCAAAAGAATATTCTATGTTTAATATTTTTAAGAAACGGCCGTATGTACATCAGTATCTAAAATTACCGGTGATGCCGGAGATTGATCTTTTTAGTTTATTCCCTGATAACAAAGACCAATTAAATCATGTTGAGCTAGATCCCAAAGCAATGTTGAATAAAGAATTTGTAGATTTTATGGAAAGCATACCGGGATTAAGAATCCCATCATGGGAGGCATTCTATACTCCGCCAGGTGGAAAAATCTGGATTCACGGCGACTCTGATAAGATTGATGACTTCGCTAGGATAAATCTCAGCTGGGGACCTAAGGACAGTGAACTAATATGGTGGGAGCCAAAACCAGGTATTAAATTAGAACCTATTGTAACTTCATTTGGAGTAAATTATTTACGAGCAGAAGAACACGAATGTATTCCGATACATCGGGCTGTAATAGATCGTCCTAGTATAGTACAAGTTGGCATGTTGCATAGTACATGGAATCCAGGCCCCGAAGGCAGATGGACATTAGCCATACCATTAGCAGAACGATCAGAGCCTAGGCGTGTGGGTTTTGAAATGGCTGTGGCCATGTTCGCAGACTACATTACTTCTTAAAATAATAAAAAGTAAATCCGCCCCACTTGCCACGGAACAGACTAAAGAAATCTACACCTAGTCCAAAGATGCTTGGAGTAACTTTAAGAAAATTCCAACCCTTGAAATAGTTATGTACCTGTCTGTTGGTAAAACTAAGTTCAAATGGAATTTTCAACTGATCAATTTCAAAGCACTCTGTAACAAATTTGGGACGAATCTTTCGTTGCATCCACTTGCCGTATTTGTTATATAGGCCTATCATCATAAACTTATGTGTTAGATTCTTTGCCTTGTCTAATGCTTGATCAAATTTGGGCATGTGATGTATACTACCGTTGCTTAGTACAAGGTCAAAAGTTGTGTCGCTTTCAAATTCGTGAAAGTCTTTCTGTATCCATGTTATATTTTTAATACCTAATTTGTTAGCCATCGTCTTGCCGTGTTTAATAGCATCGCTAAAATCTACAGCAACGATCTGTATGTTTGGACAATGATATGCAATGATATTAGTTACGTATCCGGTACCGCATCCGATGTCTAACAGAGTCTTAATATTGTTGGCCTGTATGAAATCTAAGTAACGTTCAAAAATCAAATAATCTTCTATTACAGTGATATCCTGTTCATTGTATAATCCTGGAAAGGTTACGGTATCGTAAAATTCTTTTATTTCTATTTCTTTAGGAGTCATAATAGGTCCTTGAATTTAAAAGGAGGCTTAATGAATCCCGAGTGCTTTTCAAGTTTCATAATCTGCTTTATTGCTTTTCTATGTTTACTAGCATATTCTTCTTGATAAAATGGTTCATAGAAACTGTCAAGTAGATTATCGTAAGTATGCTCTATACGATATATCTTTCTGTTTTCAGTTTGACCCAACCGACGATGCAGTGTAATGCTGTTATCAAACGTCATAAAGTCACCGTCCTGTGCGTACCAGTGATCATGCACATACTTGTCTGTGAATAGTTCTTTACTAATAGCATCGAATATTTTATGACTTTCCTTAATACCAGTACCTTTAATTGCAAACAGTGTAGGTGGAGCAAAATGTAATCCACGTATGCCTCCTGGACTACGAACAACCATAGGTAATTCGGTATCATCATGTGGACACATTTTAAAACGTAGCACTGCTTCTTCGCTGGGTTTAAATGGAGGTATTACATCAGCTCCTGTGTATCTATGCAGTACTGTCATTTCATCTAATTCACTACGAAAACTATTGCTTACATTCTCATAGTAGTTGGCAGTATTAACAAACCCAGTAGCAGTACCTACCACATTCTCTGCGGCTAATAAACTAACAGCAGGTTCGAATACATAATTTCCACTAGAGTGCATGTGCCAATCTAATTCTTGGCCACCATACAATCCGTAATCTCCTTTGCTGTCCTTAGATGAGCTAAAAAAGTTTACGCTCTTACCATTGTCAGTAGTGATACTAGCTTGATACAATATGTCTAATATATCCTTGTCTACTTGTTCGATACATGGCAAGTCTGCTAGTACCGCTGATTGAAACGTCGGCCAATCTAGTTTATACTTTTTTAGCAACGAATATTTTAGACCCCAAAACTCAGGCCCCCATTGATGTATAAGTTCTGAAAATTTATTAACGGAACACCTGCTTCCACGAACGACTGTAACAAGATTCTGCAGATGTAACTTTCCAACTTCTTGCCATTCTTCAGCAGACATATTATCTAAATCTAAATCATCAATAATAATACCATAGTTACCTACAGGAAATTTTGTTACTTTCATATTCCAATAGTCCTTGCAGTTAGAAATCTAATCTTAGTATATGTTTCCATCTGCGTCATTATAAAACTAACCACAGCTTCTATAGAATCCCCTTTGAATCTATCTAAGGCCGCGTTTGAATAACTGATAAGTCTAGTCTTATCCCATTTCTTTGTATGCAGGTTAGACACAGTTATTACGTTTCGCATTTCTTTATCTACAGCAGATTCGTTTAGGTACGGGAACTCTTTCAATAACCATGCTTTAATATAGTCCTTACATCCTTCGTATTCGTAGAACAGTGTTAACATAAATGTGCTGTACATAGGTGCTAGGGTGTGAGGGAAAATCATTGAAGTATTACTCACGTCGCTATCGGGGTCATAGTACTGTGCAAATCTTTCATCAGTCTTGCGAACAAACTCTAATAACACCGGTCCACATTGATCACTTCTTAAAAACTCTCTATAGAATTTTTTAATAAATTCACCATATCCGATATTAGAATTTTTAAAAATTTTATCAAGTGTTTTTTCTAATAAGCCTGTGGTCCAAAATCCACGTTGTATAGCGAATGCTAACCACATCTCTTTGTAATCTTCTTTAGAATAACTGAACGACTGTACAACTACTTCGCTCTTGCGCAATGTAGAATTATTTGTCTGCATGTTGCTGTACTTGTTAACAGTTTCGATGCCCATCTTCTTGCGGAATCCATAATCGTAGCTTGGTGTTTCTGGAAGCAAATGCCAGTTGTACAAACAAATATCCATATCGTGACTGGTATATACATCTATCTCATGATACCATTTATCTGGGGTAATTCCAGGTAACCCACTAATGCATTCAGCGTATGTAGAAAATCCGTAATATTTTTTCAAGTGCTGAGAAAGATAAACATGCTTTTCAAATGGTATATCGCTGCGTTTGATATTAGCCAATACATCTTGGTGTATACTCTGAATACTAGCTTTGTAACTTAAATCCCAAGTTAAATTATTTTGTGCATCAATATCAAGGATCTCTTTAATAGTCTCAGTATGTTTGACAGACTTTGCAAATCCGCCGAAATAGATATGGAAGAAATTTGGATTGGTTTGCTTGCGCTCTGCCATATATTTTATAACTTCAATGTCGCGCTGACCCAGTATACCAAAATTAGCATCACATAGGAATACATACCCTGCTTGGGTAGCTTCGACGACATCGATATCTTTCTTCACATGTTCTATTGACTTGATAATAACTTTAGATCCAATGCCACCACCCCAGTCACAGAACGCACAACTATAAGGGCAACCTCTGGTGGTTTCTAACTTACCTTGAACTACAGTATTAATCACTGTAGTTGGAGTGTTACTCAATGATCTGATTTCGTCAGCGACTTCAAGTATAACAGTCTTTTGCATGTCATATGCACTATAGTCCCAAAAGAAATCTAGTTTAGGAGTAGCCTTTTTACTTTTAAATATTGTTGTTCTATTATTACTAGGATAAACTACTTGATTGACAAGATTCCAGTCAACAGTATTGTCAGCTTTAAGGTTGTCTAGAATATCAGCAATCGTTAGTTCGCCGTATTCTCCCCCATCTAAACTAGCATCGAGGAACGGATATTGCTCAAACCAATCTGCTTGATGTTTAAAATATTGTTGGGGACCGCCACTTACAACTAGACAATTAGGAAAAGTTTCTTTAACCCATTTGGCTATTTCAAGACCTTGTACATCATTCCAGATGTACATGCTAACACCAAATACATCAGGATTAACAGTCAGGAGGTATTGCTTTAATTTATCAGTGTCGAATTCATAATTAATTCGAGGATGTATCCACTCATAGTCATCTACCCGTTTACCCTTTAGCTCATAGTAACTTTTACAACTAGCCCATAACAAAGGTAAGTAAACTCCAGAGGTAGAATCAGGTACATATATAACAATTTTCTTCTTCATTAATTACCGATAGATAAATGGCGATCGTTTAGAAAGTTCTTTGAGTTTTTTGCGATATTTAATTTTGATATAAATTGTTCTAAACCAATTAAACATTTTTTATTTTCTCCGCGATAGCTTGAGCAACAATTTGATGTGCTTCTTGAGTATAATGGAATCGGGGCAAATATGAATTTGTTCCAACAAGTTCACTTAGCGGCTTTCCGATTGGATTGTACTTGTGATGATTGCCTGCAATATGTCGACTAAGATTAGTTATATACTGGGGATCCTTGTCATTAAGGATAGGCACTGGTTTGTCAGTTTGTTGACATACTTTTTCAGGATCCCAATTGGCCCAATCAACTACATCAACGGTACACCATAATATATGAGCTTGTATGCCTTTACTACGCAATATTTCAGCGGCATAATACATATAGATGTGATCATCTTGAGAAATGATAGCTTCATTATAAAATTCAAAAAACATTTCTTTTAACAGATTGTTTTGACTTTTACTTAGACGATCATCGTTAGCCTTGGCCATCACAACGAAGCTACCAACAGTTGAATCTGTTTCTGTTTCTTTGTATCTCAGAAACATTCTGTTATGTGTAGTAAGCTGTAAAAATACAACTACGCCTTCGTAATGGTCTTCCGGAAACTGAGCTATTGCCCGGCCAGCGATTTCTTTATTAGAAATACCAGGTATTCCGTGATTTTGAAAATCACAACCAATTTCTTTAGCAATTAGTGCCGGGAATGAATTTGCTATATTGTAGGCCACAGCTTCTTGGTGTGGCAGATTAGCAGCAATCTTTTTTGCCTCAGCAAAAGTAAGTTTTTTGTAGTTTGGGACATGTTTTTCTTCCCAAAGTTCGTTGCCAGCAGTTACGCTACAGCCGAAGAATTCCAGTTTAGTAATCATAGTATCCTATTTACCTATAAATATTATCATGCAAAAATATTTAAAAAAATTCTTGTACAGCATCAGTTTACTGTATTTATGGGGTGGAATGCAAACGTTGGTATACCATTCGGTGGAAACTTGATGTTGATTCTATATGTTATTCTGTTGCATATTGCAACTGTGATAGGATTCTATTTTTTATGGGATCCTATGTTCTTACCGTTGATAGTTATTGGTAACATTATGATTTCTGTCATCGGGGGAGAAATATTTTATCATAGATATGTGAGTCATTCTTCATTCACTTGTAATGAGAGAACAAAATGGTTTATGGTTGTCATGAGTTTATTTTCAGGCCTAGGCGGTCCCTTAGGTTGGGCTATACAACACAGGCATCATCACTGGCACAGTGATACTGATAAAGATCCACACATGGTAAAAGACCGTCCTATTCGTATGTGGTTCTGTCCTAATAATATTCGAGGCGACTGGTTAGAACCCGACGGATGTTGGGACCTGTTAAACAAGCCAATGCTACAGTTTTTACAAAAATGGTATTGGTATTTCCACGTTGTCCTAGTCACCCTAGTAATGTTAATCGATATCAAGATTGCATTTTACTTAATTATTGTACCAAACTTGTTAGCTATACATCAACATGGTGCCGTCAATGTACTAGGGCACGGGTATGGTTATCGAAATTTTGATACCCCAGATCATTCAACTAATAGTCGCTGGTTATCATTATTGACATATGGTAATCATTTACATAATAATCATCATGCTTTTCCCTGGAGTTACACATCTGCTGTAAAGGATAACGAATTTGATCTAACAGCATTGATCATTAAAAAGTTCCTTGCTATAGAGGTAAAAACATGATGTTTACCAATAGTATTAAGTTAGTTTTCGAAAATGGAATCAGCCTTATAACATTATATGTCCTAGCGGGTGTAGGTTCTTACTTCTTATGGGACATTGAGTACTTGGTGTGGTTCGGCCTAGGATATTTCTTGTTTGGTGTTATTGGTTTAGAAATTGCACATCACAGATACTACTGCCATAATAGTTTTGTTGCTAGGAATAAAGCTGTTGAATGGTTGTTGTATGTTTGCTCAATATTCTCTGCATGTGGTGGTCCAGTTTATTATAGTGGACTACATCGAACACATCACAAAACTGCTGACACTGATCTCGATCCTCATAGACCATTTGATCAACCAATCTTAAGTTTTTTTCATTGTAACGATAGATCAAGATCTGAAATAGACTGGCGTATTGTAAGAGACTTAACAGAGCGAAAAGAAATGATGTTCTTGGTTAATTATCATAGTTGGATATACTTTGGAACAATTTTTATAACGGCATTAATCGATGCAAAATTTGTCTTGTTCTTTTTTATACTGCCTGCCATACTAGCACTAACTGTAGCTGGATTGGTTAACACTGTAAATCATATGTGGGGTTATAGAAATTTTGAAACCAACGATCGTAGCAGAAACAATCCCTTTGTTAACCTGCTAGGGTTCGGTGTTGGCCTACATAACAATCATCACTATAACTCTCGAAGATACACCACACGGGTTAAATGGCACGAGATTGATGTTTCGGGATTAATTATAAAATATATTCTTGCTAAAGAAGTTTACGAGTAATGATCACATTGTTTACCAGTGGAAGTACAAAAGAACCTAAACTAGTACACCACGAAGATATAACACAACACGTGGCTCGTTCTATAAAAGAAATAGAACTTACAAAACATGATCGAGTGTTAAATGTATTTCCAGCAAATGTAATAGCAAACTATACAGTAACCGCAGTACCTGCACTGACTGTAGGCGCACATCTATTCACCACTAATTTTGAGCCTTTTTCTTATATCAAAATTTTCAAAGAGTTTCAACCTACATACATAAGTTTAATTCCTCGACACTATGAAATTTTATCCAAAACAAAAGGATGGGATAATTTAGATATGAGTAGTGTACGTTACATGGTCACTGGAAGTAGTAACATCACCCAAGAAATGATAGATGCATTTAGAGAACGTGGTGTTCAAACCGTTGCTAATTGGTATGGAATGACCGAGATGCCGCCGCCTGTATTCGTAGGATACAATACTGCCGAATTTGACTTTGCTGCTAGAGATGGGTATACTGTAGACTTTACACAAGAAGGCGAATGTGTGATTAACGGATTTCATACTGGTGACCTGTTTGACGTAAAAAACAAATTGTTCTTAAAACGGAAAATTACGCTAAATGGTAATACCTGGAAAACCTAATCTCGAAATTCGGTTGTTCACCGATGCTGACTATCGAGACTTAGAAAAATTTTGTCTGGCGTGCCAATCACTTGGTCTAGAAAACAATAAAGATGCAACTGCTATAAAGTTAGATAGGATGCACATGCCTTACGGGCAGTATTTTATTGGATATGATTCTGAAAGAGAATGTATATGGAACTTAGCGGGTGTACATCGATTACCTGAATTAGGACCAAACATATGGCGGTGTTTGTTTCGAGGCGCTCAACTCCCCGGTTATGCTTTAGGAACTAGCAAAGATTTTGTTAAGGTGAGTCATCATTGGCGATATTTTTTACCTTTACAAATTAGATATATCCAAGCAGGATATCCAGATGCTGAATTTGTCGTAACTACTAATTTGAATAATGCAATTGCTGGAAAAAGCGACAGGCTTGATAAAGTTGTTATGCCCGTGCTACTTGCACAACATGTAGTTAATCACCGTGGAATATTTAATTTATTTAATACTGAACAAAATGTATGGAATATCAACCAAAATTTTCTAACAGCCAAGCTACATTCGCTGGGTGACTTATAATGTGTGCCCGTTCGGTGTCACCCTCGTTGACAGTATGATGCATGGAACCTGTATTAATTAAATAGACTTTGCCGGGAATAAAATTATATTTTTTATCACCCCAATAAAACCATGCCTGGCTATTTGTAACTATCGGGATATGTAAGCGTATAGTTTGCGGACCGTCAATGTGCGGATCTATATTAGCCTTGGGATCATGAATAGTTATCCTCGACCAAGAAAACGTTTCCTCCCCCAGCCTGTCGAATAATTCCTTAAAATATCCAAATTTATATTTCTCCATTGCTTTCATCTGCCTACTGAATTCGTTATCAGACAAGGCAGTTTCTGGATATAATTCAGGTCGTGCAGCATACTTGGGCGGTATTGGTAATTGCTGTTCAACAGGCCAGCTTATACCAAAACTGTGTATGCCGCCGTTTAATATAGACTGTTTTTTATTTGGTATAACATAATCTGTTAGGGCGAATGAAAATTTTAAATGTGGGAATTGTTTGTTAACATCATTGTACCATAATTGCAGCTTGTCTATATCTATGGCAATATTTAATTCAATAAAGTCCCATGCATTACTGTTTCTTAATTCATATTCTGTTTTCATTTGTGTAATCTTTCTTTAATTAAATTATAAACCAACAAATTATTACCAACGTTTGGTTTATTTTCTATAGCAGATGCAACTGCTTTGCTACGTGAATGTCCCCATGTGCAATGTACATTTATAGTTGAATGATCGGGAATTCTTCTAATAAAATCACAAAGGTCATCGGCCTGTGATGCTGTCATAGCTTTAGCCCACCTGAGTCCGACACCGTCTGGATATTTCGATTTTAAACAATCATACTGAACATCATCAAAACTCATTGTAAATATATTTGGCGATTGTTTAAAAATAGGAATTCCGTAAGGACCACCTGTAGACAAAATAGAGATATAATACTCATCTGAGTTAACTCCATTTGATGAAATATAATTTTCCATTTGGTCATAGGAAAATATTTTAATCATAATTTAGTATCTGCAGGAATTTTAAAGAATAAATGTATTCTAGTCCGGTCACCTTCATTGCTTGTACTGTGCGGAACTGCGGTATTAACTAGATACATTTTACCTGACTTCATAGTAAACTTCTCATCCGCAAATACAAAGTAACTGTTATCTGTTGATGTCAACGGGATGTGTATTTTAAACCAAGTATCAGTATCGGTGTGTGTTCTGATCATAGTGCCAGGAGGATGTGCGGCTATGCTCATTTGTCTAGCGTAAGGAAATTGTTCTAATAACCATTCTGCAAATCCAAACACCAACGGAGTGTTACGATACTCGTTGGTACGTTCTTTGTGTATATTATACGGCGGGCAAGGTTTGGTTAAATCTGCTAAGTTGCTTTGGATTCCCCATCCGTACACACCTACAATGTTGTCCTGATATTCTGCATCATTAACCGTATCTAGATTATCATCAGCGTTCCATCGTAAATGTATGAACTTAGATTCCAAGGTGTGGAGGTAATCTAACGCATAGTTTAGATCAAACTCGATGTCTAGTGGTTTAACTAAAAAGTCGTTGTACATCTTCTGTCCATACCTTGCCATACAGGTGTATTCTATCTGTTGTTCCTTTGTTTTCAAGACTGTGTATTAATGTTGTGTTAACAAGATACGCCCAACCTGGCTCCATGTAAAATTCTTCACCGTCTATGATCCATTTACTTTGATCATTGGTGTAGATGGGAATATGAACACGAATTTTATCCGGACTATCTTGATGATTGATTAATTTAGTACCAGGGGTGTGTATGGTCACTAACCATTTTTTACTACGCACAGACATTGCCTGTACTAGTTCTAATCCATATCCTGTAAAACATTTACGCGGATTAAGTTGATTGTTGTCGTTGTCTCTGTATTCAGGTTTGGCTTGACCTTGCTCAAATGGCTTGGGTCCCGGTTCATCGCTGTTCCAACATAAGGTATAGTATGCTGTGTCATCCATCAAACGATGCCCGATCTTTCCTTCTGGATCTCCAATATCCTCTATCCACACATGTCGAGTATTGCCGTATATAAACTTCCACGAACTATAGTTTTTTTCTAATTCATCATACCAAGCACGTAATCTATCTACTTCAACTTTAAACCATGGCTTCACTTTCCATCCGAGATCTACCATTGGATATTCTTGTATGTAACGCTTGAAGCCGGGTATTCGTTTTCCTTCCATGCTACTACTTATCTGATTAAATATGAGCATGGAGTTAATCAGAGAAAACAAAGCAAAACAAAGAGCTATGTATTTCTGTGGTGATAGGTATCGAAAAGTTTGGGGTAATATTTCTCCTGAATGGATTTATCGACACGTGAAATTACTAGATCGCATAGTCCCGGATCGTGTATTAACCTATGGTAAAGATTATATCGAATATAAAATAGTCGAAGGCACCACGGCTAATCTTAGAGAGCACACTGATGAATTTATTAAACAGATATATGCATTTTGTTTAGAAAATATTCAATCAACAAAACCGTGGGTGCATGGAGATTGGACGTTAAGCAATATTGTTATACAGCCAGATGGACAGTTGGTTATGATCGATTGGGATAATTTAGGAATGTACCGAGAAGAAGATTACATGAATAAATTACACAATGATTTAATTAGTGCATTTGGCGAAGAGAAATTTAGGAAAGCAATCAATGACCCCACAAGCATTTAGTTACCCAACTGTAGGAGCAGATGGAATAATCTATGTGCCACCGTACGGATTAACAGAGTCATTAAAATACATGATTACCATCAATCCGGAGACTTATGAAATTAGAAAGATTCCGTTGGTTGTAAACGAAAGCAAAGAGAAATGGACGTTTGGTGTTACTGTAGGAACTTGCATTTACTGGCTTCCGTACGGTGAAGAAACTGTACTAGTATATGACACCAAAACCGACCATGTTAATTATATACAGATAGATTGGCCAGAGGGAACAAAGTTTACTAAAGGAAAGTTTGTTCAAGGACATGTTTACAATGATAAAATTTATGCGCTCCCTTACGGAGAAGACCAGCCTTTAGATTATATATTGGTTGTAGATATAAAAACTAATAAAGCTACGCTAAAGCATATTAAAATACCGGCGCCCAACGATTGTAAAAAATGGCATCAAAGCGTATTAAGAGGGAATTCTATATATGCTGTTCCCCGAGGTGCGTACACGCCTTTCAACTATGCTGTGGAATACAACTGCGATGATAGCACTATTAAACTAACCAATCTTGCTGACTTATATCCCGATCATGCAGACACTACCATGAAGTTTACTACCATTGCCCTTGTGGATGATATAATCTATGCACCACCATATGGCTATCATGATGATTTCGATTATATGTTAGTAAACAAAAATGGTGAATGGGCTTGCACACATACTGGACTTACAGGAACTACCCGAAAGTATTTTACCAACATTAAAACCAAGAATAACAAACTGTATTTTCCGCCGGCAGGACATCATGCTGAGTGGAGTAAGTTTTTAGTTATTGATCGGGGTGTTGTTAAAACTGTTGATTTAGATTTAACTAAAGAAACCAAAAAGTATTTTGCCGGAGTAGAAAACAGCCAAGGTAAAGTTTATTACATACCCCGTGGCGGGTGTGTTTGCGACCCAGATGCCGATTTGAAACTCACAGGGGATCTAGCGGAAGTGTTAGTGGTTGACACCAAAGACGATAGATATTATACTGTAGACATAAGCGAATGTTTCACAGACAATACTACTATTGAAAAATACAATGCCTGCTGTGTTGTCAATGATGTTATCTTTGCTATGCCGTATGGCGAAAGCGAATCCTTTCAAACAGTATTGGTATTTGATACTACCACAGAAACTATTATCAAAACGTTGGATCTAAATGAGCTATAAATCTTTCGAGGACTATTATAGAGAAGCTGAGATCAAACATCTTGTGTTGTTCAAGCATGGCAATTATTTGATCAGCCCACCGTTTTGTACAGACAAGTGCAAAGACTATAGTCGTGTTCTAATATATAAGGACGGCGGAGTGGCGTGGTTCCATGTAGATACTCCTCCTGCAACTAGCAAATACAATTCTATGATTAGCATAGGTTCTAGTGCGTTCTTTGCGCCCTATGGGATATGGGATGAGTTCAATACTGTATTAGAACTTGATACTCGTGGGCCCGGTAAAGCAACATATCACACACTCGATAGCACCGCCAAAGGACAATTCTATAACATGGCCAGCAATGGCGAGACTGCATTTTCTGCACCTCTAGGCTACGAAGAAGTCAGCTTTGGATTGTTTATTAAAGATGGCAAGGTCAAACAAATTCCGTTTCCGGTTACCGGCGAACTTAAAAAACACATGGGCACTGTCTGGGCCAACGGCTATTACTGGAGTGCGCCACGTGGCGAAAGTTATGACTACAATCAAATCTTAAAGTTTAACCCTGATACCGAAGAACTAAGTTTTATCACAGCTGACTTACCCAAGGCAAGGCGTAAGTACAGTGACTTTATCGTTGCTGGAAATAAATTGTTTGCGTTACCGCTGGGTAGAGATATCGAACTACGTCAAATGCTGGTAGTAGATACAACCACGGATAGTATAGAATTAGTAGACCTCAATGTTCCTACGTTTGTAAAAAAATACAATGCCGGGGTTCTACTTGATAATGTAATCGTTGCATTACCATACGGGCATAAAGATAATGGCGATGCTAACCACGGACTCGTGTTTAACACAGATACGTATGAACATTCGGTGTTTGATATTGGGCTAACATTCGGTGGCAAATATAGATTCCGTTCGGGCATTGAATATAACGGTGTTGCTATATTTTTACCCACAGGTACTCCCAATGCTGATATCATAGTTGTAGATAAGACTGGAACTATTTTATTTAGGAAAAGTCTACCTGAGTATATTCTAGGAAGACCGTTAGTACACAACGAACTTGTGTATACTGTTGCTTACAATGTGCTAACTAAGCAGCATTCAATACTAACTATTGATAGCAGTTACACTTTTAACTTTGATATTCTTTTCTAAGATAGATATCACTTAGACAACTACAACGTTCTTTACCGCAAATAAGCGGTCCTCTAGGCAATGTAAAATCTTGTATTGTTCCCAACGGACCTTGTCCGCAATCGGCACTAAACACATTACCAGTGTAGTCAATGTTGATCATGTCAATGCCTGCCCAACACTGCCAACCTTTGTGTTTGTTTAATCCTTGTAACACTAATTCGTTTGCTGTAATAGGCACTTCATCTAATAACAATACACCTCGATGCATTTTTTTGTCGTCTAAGGGTCTAAAGTAAGGCCAGTTTTTAATAAAGTCTTTTTGTTCTTGAGTGTAATCAGCAACTTGATTGGTCATATTAATTTTATCTAAGACCATCTTTGGCCAAATCGCAACACTACTATTATCATGCATGTGCTTAGATATGTTCACTAGTTGATCAAACTTCTCAGGAACCATCATCATGTTAACTGCCACCGGTACTTTAGACGCATTTGCAATTTCAATGAAATGATCAGGACTAGAATATTCAGGATGATAACTTAATAATATGCCGCTGGATAACTTGCCAATGGTTGAAAAATATTCAATGTCTCTGCTACCATTTGATAAAAATGTAAAGCTATTTCCAAATGACTTAACTAGTTCTGCAAATTCTAAAAAGTGTTTCCAGTAAGTGGGTTCTCCCCCGCTGATTCTAAAACAGATATCTTTATATGGCAATTCTTGATTTAATTTGATTACAAAGTTTTTTACATCGGTCCAGTCTGGCCATCCTGTACTACCATCGTTAAACATGCTAGGACAATAGCTACACCTATAGTTACATTTGTTACCCAAGTTCCAGGTAACAAGAAACCAATTGTCTTTATTGGGATCTTGATAGGTCAGTTTCATCTTGACATTGAATGTTTAATGATCAAATCGTGTGTTCTTCTATTCAGTTTGACTGTTAGAATGAGATTATATAAATTATTGCTAAAACTAAACACACTATGATTCAGTTGAAAATTAACAAAATACAAATAATTGCGCTCAGGATAAAATAACTTATCGTCTAATATTTGTGCGTAACTAAAATTTGTACACGCACCGAATACACAGGTCAATCTAAAGTATTCGGGAGCAACACCTGGCATGTCTCTATGCGGGGGGAAATATCCACCTTGATCAACCCTAAGCACATGCACACGGCCAATATCGGGCGAGAACACATCCACTAATTTTTTAAAGTCTGGAACAGCATTATAAACATCTGTAGGGACATTAAAATTTTCTTCCTTCATTTCAACATCGTGATATTTCTGCATGTAACCAAAACTATTAAGATGATAGTTATCTATAACATCACCTGTGTGACTAGTAACTGGTAATCCCCAACGGTTGTTGTGTATATCTTTCTTTTGATTATACGGACACCAACTGTCTTTAAACTGTTCTAATTTTTCTGTGACTTCCGGTTCGTTAATACGCAGATCTAACTGTACATAGTTTCCTAGGTTAGTTAAACTGTTCCACAGTGCTGCACGTTCTAATTCTTCGTTAGTCATTTGAAATACCTTTTAGTTCAGGAAAAATTGCTCGCCAATCAGTCCCTCTAATATCATCCATGTTATCTGCATATTCTGTGAACGCAGGAATTAAATGTGTGTGATCTTCTGCCAGCACAAACTTTAATACAGCTTCCCAACGTCTCCATCCGTTGGGATTGTGTTTCCAAAAGTCGTCGTGTTGTGTATAATTATCCCACAGCCATTGCTTGAACTCTGAAAACTGCTGTACTAATTCATCTTTGTCTTTTTCTGGCAGTATGCGAGCACTTAGGTAAGTTGGCAGGTATAAGAAGTGCATGTTAAGTATACCACCGCCTGCTTCGTATCTGTCAATTTTAAACTTATTGATCTTTTTAAAACCTTGTTGAATTTTCCACTTGGCAAACTCTACAATATGTTTGATATTAAAGATTTGAATAGCACATGCGATACCTATTTTGATATTATCGGGTGTGTGGTCTAATTTGTGTAGTGCTGCAACAGTTTCGTCCCAACTAACAGGATACCTAATATAATGGTTGCGTTCCATTAGTGCATCAATGCTAAATGCAAATCTTACTTCTTTGAAATTGCTCCATAATTCAATCATCTTGTCGTCTACAAGGACACCATTAGAATTATAACGTACTGTGATGTTTTTGCTGTATCCACGTAACACTATCTCTTCTAAGAATCGTCTATGTTCTTTGATCATTAATGGTTCACCACCAGCAAAATACAACTGTTGTATATTAGGAATTTGTTCGAAGATTTCTTCCCATAGTTCTGGACGTTCATACCATGTGTTATTAAACTTTGTTTTGTCCCACTGTATCTGTTGCAGTACAATAGGCGCACGAGTTTTATTGATAAGTTGATCATGGTCTTGTGTCCAACGACTGCTGTCATGCGGAGTACACATGATACATTTTAAATTACAAGTATGTCCTAGTCTAAGATCCAAATATCTAATAACAGGAGGTATAGTACCGTCTTGTGCTGTAGATTCAATGATCTCTTTTAGATCAAGCCCCTCCTGATCCCAATAGTAAGTTTCCCATACTCTCTTGCTTGTCACTCCGTTTGATTCTTCTTCAAAGCACTTGGCACAACTTAATGGAATCTTTCCTTCTAGCATGGTTGTACGCACATCTTTCATGTATTCATTGTTGAATGCGCTCATGAGAGTATCTGTGCCAAAATTAGCTGGCTCACCATTTTCTTTTTTAACCAGTCCTGCTGTGAGATCACCTTTAGTAGCTTGACTAGCGTTTGATCCGCAGCACAGTCTCGCATCGCCGTTGGGTCGTGTAGCAACGTGTATCCAGGGTAACGCACAAAACGTAGTTGTCCCGGATATTTCTTCAATACGTTCCTGCCATACCTTCAGGGTATTGTTGTTATGCGATTTCCAAAAAATCTTATTGGTTAAATTGTTCATTAAATTTGTCCACCGATCCGCATTGTCTGCTGCATGAGTGCAACGGATCAGATGCCCATGTCTTTTCTATGTCGTTAAAGAAATTACCATTAAACACATCAGCTAATGTTTGCAGATTTAAATCCGGATTAGTAAATCCTTTGTTGGCAAAATCTATATAACTCGCCGATGTGTTAGGCACAGCGTTAAACTCTAACCAACAACACGGAGCAATCTTACCTTCTGCGCTGATATATAGGCTTCCGGGTTCTTTTACTTTACAACTAATTACAGGTTGCTGTGACAATAACTTTTCTGTAATTTGTTTACTTTTAATAGACGGTCGTAAAATGTGGCTTGTTGTTCCATCTTTATTTAATACTTGTAGGCTGTCGTTTTGAAATCTACTGGTATGTTTGGCAACAAACTTGTCAAACTTAGATTGCACACTTAAGGTACGGCAGTCTTCTACCTGATGTTGATTATGTTCAAATATCAACATATGCCATTCTGCGTGACCACCTGCATCGATAAATGCTCTAGCGTTACGTAATATCTGTTGGTAATCAGTGCCTATACGATATAAACTATGTGTGTCCTCTAGACCGTCAATACCAAATATAACTTTAACATCGGCTCGGGCTAGTTCCTCCCACCAATTCTGTGTTCTTGCACTTCCGTTAGTATTCATGCCTAAATCAATGGTTGGATTAACTTCACGCAAATATTGAAATATAGTTAATGTGTCTTTGGCAATAATAGGATCACCTGTGTTACCACACATGTACAGCCTATCTAATTGCTGTATAAAATTAAACGGAAACCATTCTTTAAATTGTGCTAATGTAATTTCACTTATAGTTAAATTAGGACTATCAATGCCTCCTTGTACGTTGCGCACACACATAGGACAACTGGCTTGACATCGACTAGTGACTTCGAGATGAATAGTTTTAATGTTTTCTAAATTATACATCTAGTTTACGTTTAGGTATACGTACTTCAGATCTGCATCCACAGATAGCCATTGAACATCTAATAGGTTTGATCACATCAGGAGTAAATTTTTCAGCAAAGTCTGGATCATGTATTTTAAAATAGTTGTCTCCAAATATTTTAAGCTCGCCGCAGGCACCTTGAAATGAGCCATCTTTTTGTACATTAACACGATCAACACCCAGGTTACATTCCCAACCGTAAAAATTATTTAATTTTTTGCTGATAAGAGTAAAAGACTTGTAGGGTTCTTTTGTTCCGTCTGCCCATGTAATAACTGCTTGAGTTTTATCTTCATGTATGTTGTTAAGGGATTTCATCTTGTCAAGATATTCTTTTGGAGGAAGTTTCTTAACTTTATCTTTTAGATACAAGAGTTGTTCTTCAGTGTAATTTTTTATAATGCCGGTGTCTTCGCCAGATGCTGTTAGCAATGTTGTAGTTTTTACCAACCAAGGAGTTGGATGTGCTACCAGCGTGTCTACAAGCTGTGTACACTTGTCCCATGCATTAGGATCCATCAGTACCGATGCTCCGGAAATAGTTGTATCGTTGGTATAGACCAAATCTAGCAATTCTTTTATGTGTTCTATATCACAGAATTCATGATGCACACTGATTGCAATGTCGTTAAAATACTGCGAATATTCTTTCCACCATCTTAATGTGCGTGAGCCGTTGGTGTTAACTGATACTCTAACGCCGTGTCTCTCTTTTAAGAACTTTACAAACTCTCCTAGCTTGGGCCAAAGCGTTGGCTCACCACCTGTTAGCTCAATGCTGAACAGTTTCTTGTTAAAATGTGTTTTATAAATTGTAATTAGGTGATCAAAGTTCTTACAGATTACATCAAAGTCCGGCCATGAAGTTGTTCCTGCGTGTGAATCGGGCCAGCAGTAATTACATCTGTAGTTACAAACATTTGTAAACTCATAACGTATACTGAGGTATTCGTCAAAGTCTGGGTTTACTATAGCTACAGGTTTCATAAAGATTCTAATCCTTCATAAAGTGCAGATAAATTTTTAAAATTATTTGTATTCTTATCGTTAGATAAAAGTCTTAACAAGTTTGGAGCATTTCTTTCAATCAATAATTTATGAATGCCGGCATCAAGTATCTGTGTTCTAAGAACCGGGTAACTTAAATTCAACACAAGATTTATCAAGTTTAAATTATCGTAGGGTGTGAGGGTAATAGTATTTCCCAAATGCCAATGCTGCCAATCCATGCTGTTTCTAACAACGATATGATGTTTAAGTTCTTGTTCGGTGGCAAAGGACAATGTCTTTGCATGATCAATTATGCCAGCAAACTTTTCTTTCGTGAAATAATTGCTGTGATAATAATGTTGTTGTTTGGAAACTTCAATGATATCTTCGCCAAAATGATTTAATGTTATACAAGCGTCATGTGGATTACGCATGAGCATTTCGTCACCGTTGGCCCCAGACAATAACACCTCCGGAGTTCGCCAATACTGCAAACTTTTGTAGGCCCAGAATTGTTTTAATTTAGACCTGTTGTGACACATAAAATAATCTAAATCAAAGTGTTCATAATTTACTAATTCGTAAGGAATGCCATGCTTAACCACATAAGCCGCCAACAATAGTGTATCAACTCCACCTGTTAAAAACAATTTTACAGGTTTATCAAATTTAAAATTTAAAATTGACTGTTCAATTGTAGTGTTTATTTGGTCAATAATCTTGTCGTCTGTTAGATCTAATTTAACAAATGTTGGTTCTGCTGTTTTAGTTCGTGTAATACTGTCTGTTGTTATAGAAACATCTCCTACAAAAAATTCAGGCAGGTGCAATAAATTAGAAACTATAAATTTTTCATCATTGATAAAGATAGGAAAGGTCTGTCTTATCCCTGTTGTTAGTTGTACCGAATTAACTGTGTATTGTATCTTGCAAGACTTACCTTCATGCCCTTTGGATATAGTTGAGTCTGTTACAGCCCATCCATTATCAAAGTCAACAAAGAACTCTCCCCATCGAATATGATTTGGAAAATCGTTGTTTTTTTGTTTGCTTATAGAAAAAAACATTATACAGTTCCTATGATCATCCAGCGAGTATACAACTGTGTTTTTAACATGCCTGACCAAAGTTCTGTTAGGTGGCTCTGTTTTTTAAATTCTTCTAGTGTCTGTGCAATTCTAACATGTTCCGGAATATCATAGTTGTTACTTTGCAGTACAACAATACTGTCTTTGGGTAATCTTGCTAACCAGGTTTCATATTGCTCTTGTGTAATATGCTCGCAACTGGTGTTGACTATGACATTACCACTTACTGGAACAGTACACATGTCACCTGTAATAGCTCTAAACTTTCCGTCAATTTCTTCATGCTTATTCATCATGGTAGCGATGGGTTCGCATGTAGGATCAATATCCACACTACAAATATAACGTGCAGGTATCTTACTTTGAAATATCATGCTGGCTAATACTCCAACCCATCCTCCGTGGATGTCGATTCTAGAGGGACTATTGACTAAAGGTTGCAGATTCTCAATCAGCCATTCTTTACTTTGCATCTGGCCTCGCCAAAATGCATCAAGCGTTCGTTTAGGATCAGGGCTTTGCCTAATAGCCTGCATCCAATAGTGTAAGTGTTCGGTATCTATTTTCATATTGCAACATCTTCTGCTATAAGATTCGCTATTGCGTTGGCTGTTTTTATTCCCGGATGTAGTAAATCTCTACCCAAGTCTATATGCGATGATGTTTTTTTACATTTTAGAATTTTAGTGGTTTCGCTACACCAAGAGTATTCAAGATATTGACATTTATCTTTCCACATCAATCGGCTTATTTTGCTGATAAACATTGCATTAGCAACAGCATGATTATCATTCTTAAGCCATACGTCAATTAAAGAGTTAGGTTTCATGTCCCACGGCCCGTGCGGCATAAATTTGAATTTACCATATTCGACTATTCGTTTGTAAGTAGGCCAGATTACAATAACGCCTTTTGGGGCAGGGTATCCATCGTGCAGTATTGATAAATTGTGTAGATTGAATAGCATTGATGAAGCACCAACACCCATGTTAATAACAGGGATATCTAACTGTTGCTCTAGACGATTGGTAATGGTATCTTCCTCATGCAATCCGATGCCATTTGTTACCGAACATCCAAACATTACTATAGAATTTTTCCAATCCACTTCTTTAAATTCTTTAGTTCTGTATCCATCAGAGTTGTAGTTGTACTGTATCTTGTTATTTCGATAATACCAATCGACTGGTTGCTTTTTTAAATTTTCAAGAAATGTACTTTTTATATCAGATCCGGCCCATTCATTGCCGTCGTTGGCTACATGTAGGAATTTATTATTTCTAATTCTATTAGGTATTGTATCAAAAAACTTATTAAACATTTTTAACCTTGGGTATTTTGCTATCAGCTGAACTAACACATTGATCTGTTATACAAATCTTCGGTGAAGAAAATAAGGTAAAATTCTCAATCAAGCCTAACGATTCTTCCTTACAACTATATGCCCGTTTAACTTCATTACCTCTTATTATAACACTTTGATAACCACTATTGCAACTCCAACCTCGAAATTTATTAAAATCAAAAGCATTAAATCTTTCCGCTTGATCAAATAGATATTCTTGGCCTGTATGATCATACAGTGCAACTTGATAAACCTCTTCACCGATAGAACGTTGCGGAAACCCTGTCTGCATCTTGTGTATCATATCTTTGGTGTACCCGTCAATAATATTACTAGCAGTCGGATCGCTTTGCGGTTTTAGTGTCACATTGATTCCACGATCATGCAATCGTTCCATCCTATCGTAGAGTTCGTAGAATTTTTCAGGAACCATAACTTGGTTAACAGTTACGTGTACTAATTCATACTGTAATTGTAAACATTTATCTCCAAACTCTTGTTCGCGGGCAAACTCATCATGGAATGATGCTGTGATACTTCTACGTTGTAACAATGATGTGTTAGCACACCAAGTTTTCCACCACTTTGACCCTGGACTCAAATTTGTGGTCATGTGTATGCTTTGATATGTGCTTTCTGTTTCGTCTAGGTGCTTGACCAAATCCGTTAATTGTTTATAAGCAGTGGGTTCACCCCCACTGAAGCTCCAATGAAATTCATTGAATCCATTTTGGCGAGCTTGTTTTTTGATTTCGTCTATGGCGTTGGTATAGACATCAAATGGTTGATAATCTATTTTGTCACTACGGGCATAGGGCCAACAGTAACTACAGTTATAATTGCAGAAACGACCCAAAATCCAACTGGTGGAAAATAATGGGCGATGCAACATAGTGCGTTGACCAAATCTTATTATATTATCGAATGGTATCTTTGTGAAGTCTTGCGTCATAATCTGCCAGTATTTAACTACAAAAGTCTTGACCTTTTGCGTTTGCGGTTATATACTATATGTGTGGTCGTGAGTGGAATGGTATACCTCCGGTCCGTTGTGAAACGCATTTGGGCAAGGGCAACGTCTTAGACATCGCTTTGTAGGTTCGAATCCTACCGACCACACCAGATACTACGATAAGTAGAACTACATAACTAAAAGGAAAAAGATATGTCAAACACAGTAGAACAACTCAAAACAGACTTCGAAGCATTCTTAGCCGAGGACGCAAAATTCACAGCAGGTAACGGTGCAGCAGGTACTCGTGCTCGTAAAGCACTTCAAGAAGTGGCCAAGGGTGTTAAAGCTCGCCGCAACGAAATCACAGAAGAAAAGAACGCTCGCAAAGAAGCCAAGGCTTAAAGATGAGCAAGCAAGATCTTGACGATCCCGGTGTAGGCATCATTGCACAGGATAGCTGTAGTTTAGATCTAGGTTACGGTGCTGTCCCTCCTGACTATGGTAACATCAGTTATAGTGGCGGCATCGATACTATCACCATAGATGCCAGCACCATGTACAGTTCAAATACTATTACTTTACCAAGTACAACTATCGCCAATGGTGGATATACCATCGGTAGCGCAGGCAGTACTATGTATACCACAGGTACCTACAACTGGAATACTACAACATCTCCAAGTGTCAATATCAGCAGTGATGGCATTGACATGGCCGCTGGCACTGATATCAAAGTAGATGGCAAAAGTCTCAAAGAGTTTATGTCTAAGATGGAAGAACGCTTGGCCATACTTATACCTGACCCTAAGAAACTAGAACAGTTTGCTGCACTTAAAAAAGCCTACGAACACTACAAGCTAATGGAACAACTCTGTCAAGAACCACCTAAAGAAGATTAAATATATGGATGTTCGTCTATTATCCTATTCACAACCAACAGAGGAATTTAGAGATCTGGGTCTCTCAGATGCGCAGGAACTCATTGCGTATTGCGCCCGTGTCAGCAATCCCTCCAATCAACTCAACACAGACACATCCGAAAAACTCATCAGATACTTGGTCAAGCACCAACACTGGAGCCCACTTGAAATGGTCTCCGCCTGTATCGAAATCACCACAACAAGAGACATTGCTAGACAAATCTTGCGACACAGAAGTTTTAGTTTCCAAGAGTTCAGTCAGCGATATGCTGACCCTACTAAAGATCTGTCGTTTGTATGTAGAGAAGCACGGTTACAAGATCCAAAGAACAGACAAAACAGTGTCGACGTTGATGATCAACTTCTACAAAACGAATGGTACAGAGCTCAACAACGGGTTATCTATGCAGCCAAAAGAGAATACGAATGGGCTATTGCTAACGGCATAGCCAAGGAGCAGGCTCGAGCTGTGCTACCAGAAGGACTTATCGAAAGCCGCTTATATATGAATGGTACACTACGTTCATGGATACACTTTATCGAACTACGTTCAGCAAATGGTACACAAAAAGAGCATCAAGAAGTGGCCGTTGCCTGCGCCAAAGTTATTTCAACAATATTTCCTATGAGCAAAAGTCTAGTACAAAATGGATGAACTCGACAAATTCTGCGAAAACTACGAGGTGCGTGTACTCAACGATTCCAAGCGTAGGGCACGGTATCATCCTCCTAAATTTTTTACAGATCCCAGTCGTGCTGATCTTATTCGCCACGATGTAGTCGAGTACGAAACTGAGAAGGTCTACACCGTAGAAATACCCGAAGGCAGACTACGAACTTTGGTTGAAATGGAACGCAGGTTTTTTAACTATGTTGCACATCATGACAAACCAATTGACATGTTCCAAACACTCATGGACAAAGAGCGTGAGGAAGCACACTTTCGTCACACCAATTCTGCTGTCCAAAAAGCCTATGAACAATATTCGATCATGCTTAATTTGGCAGGATATCAAAAAAAGTTTTGATTCATTTTGAATAGGTATTGACAGGTTTATAGAAAGATAGTATAATTAAGTTGTTCAACAGAGAAAATATACTATGGCACAACATTCAAATTACTGGTCATGCACTCCTTTTGCAGATTGGCTTCGCGGCACCAAGAAACTCAGTGCAGGTACTGCCGAACAATGGGACGAATGGACCACTGCGGCTCAAATGAAGCACAATTTTCGTTACTGGTTAGCTGAGGAAGGTCTAGGCTATATCCAGGATTTTGTAACTTGGCCTATTAGAAAGATCTACGATGTTAAGTATTACATCAATAATCGTTGGGTTAGTCGTACTCACAGTCTTACCGCTCATCCTCGTGACATCAAGCCTGGTGCTTGGTGCGATGTTGGCAATCGGTTCTTGCTATGCCTATTTAATGAGTTGGTGGATTTCGTCGAAATTGAATCCGCATGGTCGCACATCGCCTGGGGAGATAAGGAAGCTCGTGCTAAGTATGATCCTCCCTTTTGGGCTAGTGGTTGGTTCCGTTGGCGCACTTGGCGTTGTCCTCAAGCAGGTATTGATCATTTAGATTGGGCAATGACTCTAACTAACACTGACTGGTGCGAGCCAGACGATCCAGACTACGGCAAACCAACTGGACAGGCCCTTCGTGCAAAAGAGATAAAAGAGCTTTACACATGGTGGACTGTGACCTATCGTGCTCGCCCTGACCCATACGAAGCAAGTGGGTGGACTGCGGTATGTGAAGAACAACGACAAGCTAATGGTGGCAAGTTTAGTTTTAATAGTCCAAAAGATCCCGTGCTCAAGAAGAAAAACGACAAAGCTCACAAACTGCTTCAAAAAATTGAAGCTGATTATGAAAAAGAAGACGAAGCTATGATGATCCGACTAATCAAAGCTCGCGACAGTTTGTGGACATGATATGAGCATATCAGATCAAAACGAACACTGTATTGAAGATTTATACGCCAAGTATCTACAGTTCACTGCTGTGATGTTGGAAGAATATAAAGATATAGAAATAGCTGGTATCATGGTCACCCAGGCTCTCAGCATGTATAGAACTGTGTTGCCAGAAGACGATTATCAACGCATGGTAAAAAACATATATGAAAGAAGAAATGATGTCAAAACCTTCGACTGAACTTAACCCGCAGACTCCTGCAGAAGGCGTTCTTAAACGCAATAGTTGGGGAGACGCAATCACCTATCAGGTCACTTGCGAATGTCATGATGCTGACCACGATCACAATGTTTGGGTTGAAGCTGATGATCATCGTGTGACTGTTACTACCTACACTACACAAAAATCGCAATGGTGGAGTCTAAATCGTTGGCAGACCATTTGGATTCTGCTGACCAAAGGCTATGTCAAGTATGAAGCCAACATCAGTATGACTGAGCAACAGGCGCTCAACTACGCAGAAACACTAAAGAAAGCAATACAGGATGTCAAAAATTTCAAGCAGCCCTGAACGGCACACCTTTCAAAAGGAAGGATATATTAAACGCTGTGAAGAAAAAGGCGAGGAGCCTAATCTTGACTACATCGACATGTATAAAACCTGGAGGGAACAAGATGCAGCCAATCTCGTAGATCCCGAATGGCAAAAGAACAACATGCAATATGATCTTCGCAGCACCACATGGATCTGTGACAAGGCCAAGGCCAGTGACGGTTATGCTCAAAATCTCTATGCGGCCATATGCAACAATGACTTCATCAAATTAGAAGTTGTGCCCATCCTTAGACAAGATCCGAACAGAGATTTCTGGAGTGCCTCATGGAGAAGTGCTGGCGGTATTGTCGCTGACATGCAGGAAAAGGGTGACTACATTGATTGGTACTGTAGTGGTATGGGTGAAGGGTTAGGCAATGGTGATCCTGATCATGTCAAAGGCTATGTATCGGAAGGTTGTATCACCGACGAGATCCGGAACGATCTCCAACAGCTTGGCTGGGCCGTGGTGCCTGGCGGAGATTGGGAAAAATTTACTTAAGGAGATTGTGTTAGTATCATGAACTTTGAACTATACGAAGTTTGGGCAGTGGATGAATCCGGTCACGAAGAATTGGTAGAAACCACCAGCAGTAGGAAAGAAGCATTGGAAATAGCAGAAGCCAATCTTGGATTGGGCGTTATGGAAGCCATTGTGTATCAAGAAGACGAACATGGTGACCTACATGAAATCAAACGATTCACTCATGGTTGACAAATTCTCAGTTTGGTGCTATAATATATGTATTGTTTAACAACAGGAGTGACTAAATGGTAACCAAACTGAAAAAAGCAAGTATCGCTATCCGCCAAAACAAAGGGCGTGACCTAAGTCCAAAATGGGACGATCACGAAACCTTTACAGCTGATCAATTTAGTCGACACTTCCGGATGGCCATGAGTTACTATCGGTTGGAAGCCAGCGGCAAAGAACTCAAACCCAAAGTTATTAATTGGATGAGCATCCAGAACTATCCAAAAGATATTATCAAAGCGTTCAAAGATACCAAAGACAATCGTTGCGGTGCGACTGTAGGCGCCATTGCTGCCAATTTACTTAGAGGTATGCCCGCAGTGAGGGCAGACTTCAATGAAGGTCGTAACACCGCAGAATGGTTGAGCAAGAGCATTGCTAAGATCATTGACGAGGGCAAACACGATGAAGTCGAACTTGAAGAAGGTGCTGTGGAACTCAAACCCGCAGTATACACTCCTAGCATTCAGGAACGACTGCGTGAAGTTGCACTGGGTATGACTGAAGAAATTGAAGATGCCATTGAGGCTTTTCAAACAGATCCAGAATCTTTTGATCCAAAAGCATTTAAACTTCTAAATCTACTGCGGGGGCGTCAGGCCAAGGCTGCTCACGCTCGTGTCATTAAAACACTATATAGTCGAACCTACGACGAATTGGTAGAAGCAGCTACTACCAAAGACGAACAATTGAAAGAAGGGTATTCTCATTTGAGCAAGGCCAATCTAAAGAAGATCACGCTGTTCTACAGCGAAATCCTTTCAGCCTGCGACATGCTGGCACAAGAAGCCAAGGTTAATAAAAAGCCTCGTGCTAAAAAGCCCACTGACAAAGCCAAGGTTGTGGCCAAGATGAAGTATCTCAAGCAGGACGAAAAAATTAAATTGGTATCTATCAACCCACAAGATATCATCGGCGGCAAGGAATTGTGGATCTATAATGTCAAATCACGTAAATTAGGCAAGTATGTGGCTGCTGAATTCAACGAACTTGGAGTCAAAGGCACCACAGTCGTTGGATTTGATCCAATAAAAAGTGTACAGAAAACCCTGCGCAAGCCCGAAGAACAGCTCAAAGAGTTCAAGGCTGCGGGCAAAGTACAGTTACGAAAGTTCTTGGACGATATCAAGGCTGTGGATATCAAGCTCAACGGCAGGATCAACGAAGAAACCATACTGCTGAAAGTAAGTTGATTTGATAAATATTTGTATGGACAATACAAACGTTAATCTCCCGCTTACTGATTTAGACGAAGCATTTAAACTTATAATCGCAGCCTACGCACGGACTACACAAGATATAGGCAAGTTCTTGGAATTTCGCAGTGATATCGAAGGCAAAGGTGTTATCTGGAGCGGTCAAGGACATACTAAACAGCTTGTTTACTATTCAAATCCTGACAGATTTTTCGTATCTGAAAACATAGATCTAGCCCGAGGTAAAACACTATCAATTAATAATGTAAAACTAATTGATGAAAAAGAGTTAGGCCCTACCATCACAAAAAGCAATTTGCGAGAGGTCGGGCATCTTAAAGGACTTATAATTGATGGTGGGTTATCTGTAAGTCAATTCCTTGTATTTGATGCCAATACAAATAGACTAGGACTAGGTACCGATGCTCCGAATTCAGCCGTGAGCATAGTTGACAACGATGTTGAAATAGTGCTAGGAGCGCCGGACACTACTAGAGCATTTATAGGAACATTTAGCGGGCACTCTCTTGATATTGGTACAAATAATACCGCAAGAATCAGCATGTTGCCCGACGGAAATATCGTAATAGGTAATACAAACTCCGGATATCATAAAGTATCAATAATGGGGTTGGTTGGTGTAAACACCCAAACTCCTGATCAACGCAGTGCTCTTCATGTCAATGGCGCACTGAAATTCAACGACAAACTACACTTTAGTGCTGCTCAAGCACCACTTATGAATTCTTATACCAAAGGTGATGTATGTTGGAATGACAACCCACAGGCTGGCAAACATGTTGGATGGATATGTGTGCAGTCAGGCAACCCTGGAATATGGAACGGATTCGGTAGAATCGATTAATGCCTCGAGCATTGGTAGTCGGTAATGGCGAAAGCAGACGCCACGTTGATATCAGCACATACACCGATCATGTTCTTATAGGATGTAATGCCATACACAGAGATTTCAATGTCAATCATTTGATCTGCTGTGATCGTAGAATGGCAGAAGAAGCTGTAAACAATCCCAACACTAAAGACACAGAAATCTATGTGCGTGACCATTGGCATCACTACTTTAGAAAAATAAGAAAAAACAAAAACATCAATCTTCTACCTACAGTTCCCACTAAAGGAGAATTGAAAAAGGACCAAGCCGACCATTGGGGCAGCGGTGGATACGCTGTGTTATTGGCAGCTGTGTTAGGTCACCAAGAAGTCACAATGATCGGATTTGATCTGTATCCAATCGATCACAGTGTGAACAACATCTACAAAGGCACTGTGAACTATGCTAGATCGGGAGCACAGGCAGTGGATCACAGCTATTGGGTCTACCAGATCGAATCAGTGTTCATACATTATCCCAACACAACATTTGTGATTTATAATAGACCAGACTGGAACATGCCGCCGGAATGGCGGAAAAATAATGTGGAATTCATTGCATTATAAATAGAGATGTAGTATACTATTACAATACACACACAAAGAGGACTCTATGGCATCATCCCTCTCTAAACACTCTGCTGTCATCAAACTTGCTACCTATATAAAGGAGACTAGAGATGGCAAAATATCTTTCAACAAAACACTACGGACACAACATTGGTCTGTCAGCGGTATTCCGTCAACCTAATGCAGATCACAGTCACTGTCATCTACTACACGGTTACAGTCTAGCGTTCACATTCACATTTGGCTGTGATCAATTAGACGATAAAAACTGGGCAGTAGACTTTGGGGGACTTAAACAACTCAAAGCATGGCTAGAAGATAAGTTTGATCACAAATTAGCATTGGATCTTGCCGACCCGCATCTAAAAAAATTCCAAGAACTTGAAGATTTGGGCTTGGCCGAAATTAGAATCTTTGATGGCGTTGGGGCGGAGAAATTTGCAGAACACGCTTTCGATTTTGCTAATCAACTTATCAAAGAAAAGACTGGTAGTCGTTGCTATTGCGTTAGGGTAGAATGTGCAGAACACGGTGCTAACTCGGCTATCTACGAAGGCTAAAAATCTTTGGCGCCTTTGGGCAAAAGCATTGGGTGAAAAATCAGGTACTACTGATCAGGAAGCTGACAGAGTAGCACTTGTTCGCACACTTATTGTTCTAACCTATATCGTTACAAACCTGTTTATTATTGCTGGTGTTATAAGACATTGGTAAATAATAATATGCGTACATTTAATATCAATCAACTTACCATCGGTAACAACCTACCCTTTGTTCTTATTGCTGGTCCGTGTCAAATAGAAAGTCAGGACCATGCAGAAGACACATGTGCTAGACTTATTGCTATCACAGCATTACTTGGCATTCCACTAATATACAAAAGCAGTTTTGACAAAGCCAATCGTTCTAGCATCAGTACCAAACGTGGTATTGGAATTGAAGAAGGTTTGCAAATTCTTAATTCGATCAAGCATAGTTTTGGAGTGCCTGTTTTAACAGATATTCATGAATCGTGGCAGGCCAAAGAATGTGCAGAAGCCGGTATTGACATACTACAGATTCCTGCCTTCCTGTGCAGGCAAACAGATTTATTGTTGGCTGCTGGAGAAACCGGATGTGCTATCAACGTCAAGAAAGGACAATTTCTTGCACCCCACGATATGAAAAATGTTGCTGCAAAGATTGCGTCAACTGGTAATGAACGCATCATGTTATGCGAAAGAGGATACACTCATGGATACAATAATCTTGTGGTTGACATGCGCAGTCTACCTATTATGGCAAGCACTGGCTATCCAGTGGTCTTTGATGCTACACATAGTGTTCAACAGCCTGGAGGAATGGGAGAAAGATCTGGTGGAGATAGGACCATGGTCCCGTACCTGGCGAGAGCTGCTATAGCCACAGGGTGTGTATCAACTCTGTTTATGGAAACACACGAAGATCCGGATAACGCACCCAGCGATGGACCTAACATGATCAAGCTGGACGATCTCTCAAAAATATTAGAACAATTGGTTGCCATAGATGGAATTGTCAAAAGAACAACGTCAACAAGCCAAGGCTGAAAAGAGAGCTGCCAAAATAGCAGCACGTGGAGAATATCCCGATCTAGTAGTGCCTTCGAATCCCAGCGATCCTGTCACTGTGTTGTGTGTGAAATTTGGACACAAGTACGGCAGAGAATATGTAGAACGTTTGCGCAACATGGTGTCAAGGCATCTCACGGTACCGTATGAGTTTGCCTGCCTCACTGACGATCAGCATGACATCCCCGGAGTACGTAAAATATATCAACCCAATGCCAAATATTCCAGAGGATGGTGGCACAAGGTGCATATGTTTGACTCTGTCTTGCCCCTTAGAGGAAGAATACTTTATCTCGACCTTGATGTGGTCATACATGCCAGCATGGACAAGCTCACCGAATATCATCCCACCAGTTTTATAGGTATCCATGATTTCAATAGAAAATTTCATCCGTCGTGGAGCTATCTCAATAGTTCTGTGTTGGCATGGACTCACGGGACACAGAGCCATATCTATGAGCAGTTCAAACAAAAGCCTGCAGATGCACAACGACTGCAAGGGGATCAAGATTGGATATGGAAGTTGTCCAAGGAAAAAATTAAATTTTGGCCTAAAGAATGGATCATGAGTTACAAATGGGAAATACGCAGTCGTGATGAATTGTCTGTAATAAATGGTAAAAGACAGTTCAAAACTGTTCGAAATGATGTTAGACCTCCTCTAGACTGTAGCATTGCTGTGTTCCACGGAGAACCAAATCCACAGGATGTTCAGGACAAATTTGTAGTTGACAACTGGCAGTGATGATGTTATACTTGTAGTATGACATTTACCACACATCAAAGTCAAGTTCGTACAATCAAACGAGGCGATCCCCGTTTTCGTATTGTTGACAAAGTTATAACCTGTGATA